GATGCAATCATAAATGGCTTCGTAGAACTTATGCTAATTTTGAAGGTGTTAAAATAGACCCTACAAATCCAAAAGCAAAAACTATTAGTGCTGCAACTGCTGAAAAGTATGGTTATAGAATTAGAAACGAAAAAGAAGTAGCTATGAAGCCATCAGATATGCCTACAAAAGGTTACACACAAGAATATTGGGATAAAATGGGATATACAAATTAAGATATGGCACAAGCATTATTTGTTACGAGAGACGACATAGTTAAATTTACTGCTTTAAACGGTAATATTGATACAGATAAATTTGTACAATTTGTAAAGATTGCGCAAGATACACATATACAAACATATTTAGGAACACGATTATTTCAAAAGTTAAACGATGATATTGTAGCTGATGATTTAACTGAACCATATACAACGCTTTTAACGAAGTATATCAAGCCTATGGTAATACATTGGTCTATGGTTGAAGCATTACCATTTTTAGCCATTACAATAGCCGGTAAAGGCATCTATAAACATACATCAGAAAACGCTACAAACGTTGAAAAGAACGAAGTTGATTTCTTAATTGAAAAGGCAAGGGATATAGCGCAACATTACACAAATCGTTTTATAGATTATATGTCATTTAACCAAGTTGATTTTCCGGAATACAATGCTAATTCAAATGCTGATATGTATCCTGACAAAGATGCTTACTTCACCGGATGGGTTTTATAGAATTGTTATGATAAAAAAATATAAACCAAAACAAGCAAACGTTAAAAAATTAGAAATATTTTTAAAAAAAATAGAAAAGAAAGATGGCATTAAATTTTCAAAATATTAAAGGTGATACATTCGAAGAAGTAGCATTTGAATTATTATTAAATGATGAACCATATAGTTTGGTAGATGCAATTATTAGAATGCAATTACGAAAAGAATATGGTGGTATTCCGGTGTTATCTTTAACATCAGTTGCAAGTGCCGGTATAACGATTACAAACGCTTCTAACGGACTTTTTAAGATTAACCAACAGATTATAGATATATGTGCTTTTAATTACTTATATGACATTGAAATTGAGTTTGGTGATGGTACTGTTAAAACTTATATAAGCGGAAATTTTTTAATTAAAAACGATGTAACAAGATAATGAGCGATATTATAGATATAAACGTAGCACAAACAGTTGAAGAAGTTACTATTAATGTTACTGAAGAAGTAATTCAAGTTAATATAAATACCATTAATGGTGGCGGTGGAATTGAATCAGTAGTTGCCGGCACTAATATAACAGTAGATAATACAGACCCTGATAACCCGATAGTTTCTGCAACCGGTTTAGTTCCTTATAATGGTGCAACGAGTGATGTTAATTTAGGAGAATTTGGATTGCTTACCGGAAATTTAGAATTTGACAATACGCCAACTAATCTACCGACAAATTCCGGTTCAGTTTATTATAATGATACTGATGGTACATTGGATTTAATTTTGAAGGGTGGTAACGTTAAACTACAAATCGGTCAAGAGCAAGTTGTAAGAGTTGTAAACAAGACTGCAACAAACATAAATTTATTACAATCCAATTATCAAGCGGTTAGAGTTACCGGTGCTCAAGGTCAAAGAATGAAAGTAGATTTAGCACAAGCAACAAATGATTTGTTGAGTGCTGAAACTATTGGATTGGTAACAGAAACCATAAACAACAATCAAGAAGGATTTATCACAACGAGTGGATTGGTTCGAAACATAAACACAACCGGAAGTTTGCAAAGTGAAACTGAAACTTGGGCGGATGGTGATATTCTTTATTTAAGTCCAACGGTTGCCGGTAGTTTAACAAACGTAAAGCCGGTGGCACCAAATCATTTGGTAATTATTGGATATGTTATTTATGCTCACGCAACTCAAGGAAGTATATTTGTAAAGGTAGATAACGGATATGAGTTGGATGAACTTCACAATGTAAAGATAGATACACCATTAAACAATCAAGGGTTAGTTTACAATTCAACTTTAGAAGTTTGGGAAAATAAAGCAATAAACTTACAAAGAGTTTTGGAAGCCGGTGGAACATCAAACAATGGAGAAATACTATTGAGTTACACCGGAAGTGATTACAGAATGTTTATTAATGGTGACCAATTATTGAGTTATGATATTACTACAAACGAATCTATTTCAATAATTCCGCCATTTATTACAGTTAATGGTACTTCAAATAATTTACTTATAAAACCAAGTAAATTTGAATTTTTACAAGGTGCATTTAAAACCGAAATTACAAGAGTTACACCAACTGCAAACAGAGTTATAACTTTTAAAGATGAAAGCGGAACAGTTGCTTTAACTTCTGACATTCCTTCGCCTATCACAATCGATGCAACACCAACAGACGGAAGTATTAACGCAGTAAGTAGTAACGGAGTGTTTGATGCTTTGGCTTTGAAGCAAGATTCTTTACCAAATTTATTAGGTTTAGATATGCCAAGTGGGTATATTACAACATTAAATAATTATAGTGGTATAAATTACACCCCTTTTTCTTCAAATGCTGCCAATTCAAATAACGTTTGTTTTTTTCAATTTTTTTATATTGATAGACCTACTACTATTGATGAGTTTTATCTTCAACACGGTGCCGAAAATAATGGGGCAAGTGCAAATGTTACACTTTACATATTTGACGATAGTAATTCGGGTTTTCCGGGAATTAAAGTTCATCAAGAAATAACATCTAATGGAATTTTAACAGGTGCGTCGAAAAATATAATTTTTACTAATAACATAACTTTGCCAATTGGCGGTTATTGGTTAGGAATTCATTTAAGGGATTTAAATACATCAGGTACAAATCCAACTTTTGGGTTTTCTACAGTAGTTGGTTTACAAAGGTCATATCAGTCAACTATATCATATACTAATAATTATTATAATATATTAAGAATTTCAACAGCATCAACATTAGTAGATAATCCAACTGTGGGGTTTTCTCAAATAGGTACTCCAAATTTTCCAATGATAAAAATAAAAATATGATAGTATACATTATAGACAACAACGGATTTTATTTAGGTGTTAATACTCCAAAAGCAGTAGAAGAACAAAACTTGCTTTTTGTAACTATTGCCCCAAGTATTGAGTTAATCAAAGCAAAATGGGAAAATGATGCTTGGATTGAAGGCGCAACACCCGAAGAAATAGCAGAAGCACAAAGATTGTTAGTTCCGCAAATCATAACTCGCAGACAGTTCAAAATCGCCTTAGCGATATTAGGGAAAAATGAGCAAGACATTTTAAACGGAATTAATCAACTACCTGAGCCTACAAAAACAATCGCTTTAATCAGTTATACCGAAGCCGGAACATTTGAAAGAAGCAATCCCGAATTGATATTCGTAGGTAAGACATTTTTACAAATGACAGATGAGCAAATTGATAACGTTTTCACAATTGGAAGTCAATATTAAAATTAGTATGGGGATAGTTTTATTCTTTGTTGCGGTTGTTTTATTCATTCCGCTTACTGTAATTAATTTCTTTTGCGTGCTATACAAGTACCGAATTAAATGGTCAACTATAAACGGATTCTTTCACGAAACTGCTATTGACATTGATAGGTTTGGCAATAGAAATTTTAGAACGTTACTGAATATGACATTACAATCAAATGGTTACCAATTTGGGAACATTAACGAAACGATTTCAAGTGCTTTGGGTAAGAACAAAAGGGATAATACACTAACAAAAGTAGGGTTACTTCTTTGCTACATATTAGACAGCATAGATGAAAACCATTGCATTAAATCAATATCGGAATGAGAAACGCATTACACGTAATTTTAGGCATTATTATAATGTTTACAATCGGTTACTTAACAGACTTTAGTAATTACACAACAGACGGAAAATATGTAGGTGTGCCTTTATTGTCTTTGATATTAGGGGTATTTGTTGGCTTTAATTGGGAGTTATACCATTGGGTAAAAACGGGCGCTTATATCGATAAAAACGACATCATACGTACTGCAATCGGATTTTTAATTGGTGGACTATTAGCAACTTTATGAAAATGGGATATTTATTTTTAGTTTTTATAGTTGTCGTAGGCTCTTTAGTCTTATTCAGTCAATGTGCCTACAACGAAACGCATAACTACTACTACAATCCAATAGTTAAAAATGATTTGACAGTTGAGGAAAGGCATTTGCTTGACTTAATCAATAACCATCGGACTAACTTAGGTTTAAACAAATTAATTCCTGAGATGCTTGCGAGTGAAGTGTGCGAGATTAGAAACGTTGAGGACATCGATAATAACGTTCCACCAAATCATAACGGATGGAATGAAATGATACAAGACAGCCAAGCTGTAGAGGGCGACCAAATCTTAGCATATAACTTTTATAGTGTTGAAAGTTTATTCAATGCTTATCTAACAAGTCCTAACGGACATAGAAATGTTATAGAGAAAACAGATAGAACGCATATCGGAATAAGCCTAATCGATGGCAGAAATTACATAATAGTAGTTAAACATATAAGCAGATAGAATGAATTTTTTTATAGATAATTGGATTGCCTTAATAGGCTTTATTTCAGCACCTTTAGCGTGGGTATTCGGTGGCAAGCAAGCCAAAAAAGTAGAGATAAAAAAAGCCAATGGCGATGCAGTTTCTACAATGCAATCAGTTTACGACCAATTCTTATCTGACTACAAAGATAGAATGAGTGAATTGATGGGCGAATTAAACGTTTTAAAGGGTGCAAATATCGAACTTCAAAGACAGTTTAATGAAATACAATTACAGTATGCAAAAGAAACGGAGAGGTCGCAGAATTGGGAAAAGTTACATCGTGAATTAATGACAAAATATGCAGTTTTAGAAAGAGATTACGAGCAGTTAAAAATAGACCACGATAAGTTAAAGATTGATTTCAATAAATACAAAAAAGCAAACTAATGAAATTAGATAAAAAAGGTTACGATTTAATAAAAGAGTTTGAAGGTTTAAAATTAAAGCCTTATTTGTGTTCTGCTTCGGTGCCTACAATAGGTTATGGTTCTACTTATTATGAAAATGGTAAAAAAGTAAAATTAACCGATGCGCCTATAACTAAAGAGCGTGCAGATGCTTTGTTTCAAATCGTAGCGGATGACTTCGCTAAAAGAGTAGTTCCTTTGATTAAAAAACCACTTACACAAAATCAGTTTAATAGTATTGTATCATTTGCTTTTAATTTAGGCGTAAGAGCATTACAAAACAGTACTTTATTAAGATTGGTAAACATAAACCCAAACGATGCAAACATAGCTAAAGAGTTCTTAAAATGGAATAAAGCCGGTGGTGTAGTTGTTAAAGGTTTAACCAATAGACGAATCAAAGAAAGCACACTATATTATACAAAATAAAACTTTTTAGTATTTAAATATCAAAAAACATAAACTTTTTAGTATTACAATGAAAAAAATTAAATATTTATTTATTCTTAGTTTAATACTTGTATCTTGTGGTTCAAGAAAAGTAAGTAAAACAACAGTAGAAGAAAAAAAAGACAGTACAACAGTTGTAGATATTAAAACTAATATTGAAACAAAAGAAACTACTGAAGTAAATAACAATTCTAAAATTGATACAACTACTGATGAAATTATAATTGAACCGGTAGATAATACTAAAGAAATTATTGTAAATGGTAAAACGTATAAAAACGTTAAAATAAGACACAAAAAAACAAAAGACAATAGTTTACATACAAATCAAAAGAAAGTCGTTAAAAACGCTTTAAAACAACAAATAAAGCATAATAAGCAAACAACTTCTACTTCAAAAGTTTCTAAAGATAAAAAAATAGATAAAAAAGAAAGTTTAGTTAAATATTTATATTATTTAATTATATTTATTATATTATATTATATATATAAAAAAAGAAGTTATATATTTAAATTATTTATTTAATATTATATATATTATTATTTATTATAATATTCTTGAATAAAATAAGTAATATATATTTAAATATAATTATCTTTGAATAAAATAAGTAATATTATATAATAAAACGGTTATTTAAATTTAAAAGTTTTAAGACATTATTTTTACTAAAGTTATATAAGTATACTTAAAACAAAAGAAAGTTGTTTAAATCACGTTTAAAATGCGTTATATGGCTAAAGTTGCAAAGAAACCTTTAAGAAAAAATCTAATAAAAGAATTAGATACTGTTTTTAGTCAGTTTATAAGACTAAGATATGCAAAGAATGAAATAGCTGAATGTGTTACTTGTGGTAAAAAAGACCATTGGAAGAAATTACAAGCCGGTCATTTTATGAGTAGAAGTAATTACAGTACAAGATGGGACGAAAACAATGTACAAGTTCAATGTGTAGGTTGCAACGTTTACAAAAGTGGTGAACAATATAAATATAGTTTATATCTTGGTAATAACTTGTCTGAAGAATTATATATTAAATCAAAACAAATAGTTAAGTTTGCTGATGTAGAATTAATTGATATGATTGATTACTACAAACAACAAGTAAATGTCTTGCTTAAGTTTTCATAATGTTTTTGAATTGTTTTGTTTGAAAAGGGTGTTTTAATTAGCATCCTTTTTTTTATCTATATGTTAAAGAAAAGTTAAAGTTTATTTTTGTAATATATTTTGATTTATATTTGTACCATAATTAAAAACAAATATTATGAAAACAGCAATGCAAGAATTATTCAGCCAATTAGAAATTGAGCATCCAAATTTATTTAACACAAATACTTTAGAAGGTAGAAAGTTTATAAATGATTATTATAAATTTTTTGAATTAGAAAAAAAACAATTAATAGATGCTCACGGAATTAAAGAAAAAAAGTCAGGTGGAGTTACAAATTACACTTATGTTTTAAGTGGCGAAGAATATTATAATGAAAACTTTAAAAACAAATAACAATGGAAGATTTATTAGACTACAACAGATTTAGAATTGAAGCAATGCAAAAAGAAATTTGCGAATTAAAAAGTACATTAAACACTTTAGAAACTTACTGCTTTGAATTAGCAGATGACAAATGTCCAAAAGAGTACAAAACAATTATTAAACAAGAATTATACAATTTAAAAACAAAGTAAAATGACAAAAACAATTATTAGTTTACCGAGAGAATTAAACTTAAATCAAAAGCTATCTTTAATTCAAAAAGAATTTAAAGCAAACAAATCAAAATTTAATAGTTTTGGTAAATATAACTTTAGAAGTGCTGAAGATATATTAGAAGCATTAAAACCATTTAATGAAAAGTATGATGTATCTTTTGTAATTACAGAAGAATTAATAACAAATGATTTTGTAGCAAATACAATTCCAATGTTATTATCTACTGCAACTATTTTAGACAACAATGGTATTAACGAAATTAAAGCAACTGCTTTAGTTGGTGTAGATTTAGAACAGAAAGGAATGCAAATGCCGCAAAAGTTTGGTTCTGCTTCATCTTATGGGAAAAAATATGCTTTGGGTAACTTACTTTTAATTGATGATACACAAGATGCTGATGCAACTAATAAGCACGATAATCAAAGTAAAGAAGTTACAACAGAAGTAGAATTAAAATGGTTAAATAAAAATACACCTGAGTTTAATAAAGCTATTGAATATTTAAAAGCCGGTGGTAATATTGCAACTATTGAAAATAAATATAAGTTAGCAAAAGCAGTTAAAGACGAATTGTTAAAAGTAAAATAATTATAATTTAAAATGAATAAACCATTAAGAGAACATTTTGAAGTACCTACTGATGATGGTGAAGCATTAAGGGTATTTGATTATATAGAAGAATTAGAAAAATATATTGATTGTTTAGAAAAATTATTAAAATAAATAGGGAAGCTGAAAACTATATAGAGTAAGCAAATTTTAAATAAAAAAAATATGAGTGCAATTATTAATGTAAGTTTAAGAGTGGACAAATTACCGAAAGAAAAATTTGTAAGTGGAAAAGATGGCGCAGTATATTACAATTTTACTATTGGTGTAAATGATGAAGTAAACCAATTCGGTCAAAACGTTTCTTTAACTGATTCACAAAATCAAGAAGAACGTGAAGCTAAAAAGCCAAAAGTTTACTTAGGTAACGGAACAGTTGTTTGGACAGATGGTAGTATTAAAACTGCCCCAAAGAAAGACAAAGCAACACCGGCTGAAAGTGTTGATAACTTACCGTTTTAATTTTTAAAACTACCATTTTAAGCATTATCTTTGTATTTATAAAAT